AAAACGCTTATTGCTTTTGGATATTGTAGATAACACTTGACTAATTGCGTATATCGCATTAAGATAAGCACATGAATAACAAACAAACAGCAGGCAAGTCCTGCAAGAAAGCGGGTCTTAGTGGAATTATTGAACTAAGCAAGTTAAGCGGTAAACCGCAAAGAACGCTCTATGATTTATTTAATAATAATCGCTTAGAGTTTAATTTGCTGGTTTATGGTGCTGTGCTTAAACGAGCTTATGAGGCGTTAAACGAATGAAGCATCTTTACTATGTTCATCCATCGACACTATATGGCGACATGAGAAATCTAGGCACTGCAATTCGTGAAGAAAGTAAAATACTTGGCAAGCCTATTCAGGTCATGTTTGAGAAGGCCAAGCAGAAAAAGACACTACCACAAAATAGCTACTTTCATTTACTGGCTAACATGGTGTGCAAGGAAACTGGAGAAGACATAGAAGACTTCAAATACCGGCTTAAATTACAGATAGGGTACTACGTAGAGGTAATGGTAGAGAACGTGGCTGAGAAGCGCCCTAAATCGCTAAGTAAGGCATCTTTAGAGGACTTAATACTGTTTATTGATGCTGTGATGACGGTGTGTGATTTGTTAGAGATTAAGTTTATGCTTCCTGATGAGTATTATCGGAAGATTGGCGCAAAACAATAGAGTTATAAGGGTGTAGGTTATGAGAAAGTTTATCAAAGAATTAACGTGTACAAGATGCCATGATGTAAAAGAAACTTTTTCTGAAATTGTTTACAGTCAAGGCGATAGAGTTTGTCTTGATTGTAAAAAAGAAACTCAGGCAGATGATAATAGAGCTTTTGATAGAGATATGGCTCTAAGGGCCTTTAACCCCAACTCACAAGACTAGATACTGATTTAAAGAATAAGCGGTCGTGGTGGAATAGGTAGACATATTTTTATGGATATTCTAGTAACAAAAACGTGGTGCGATATAGCTGGCAGAAAATCGAACTTACCAGCTACTAGATTAAGTAAAAAGAGCGCATCAGATCAATGCGTTGCAGGTTCGATCCCTGCCGGCCGCACCATATTACTGATTAAAGGTGAAGATATGAAGGTTTTACACCTGACATTAAAAAAGAAGTGGTTTGATATGATCGCTAGTGGTGAAAAACGAGAAGAATATAGAGAAATAAAGCCATATTGGAATAAGCGATTAAATAAGCAATATGATGTTATTAGCTTTAGAAACGGGTATTCAAAAGATGCACCAAAAATGACAGTTGAGTTAAAAGAAATATCAAGAGGAAAAGGCGTTGTTGTATGGGGTGCGCCTGTATTTGAACCAGTTTACATATTAAAGCTTGGCAATATTTTAGCCGCACCATATAAATAGATAAGGAATTATGATGAAAGTATTTGAGGTTATTACAGAGAATAGCGATGAGGATAAAAAAGTAATTCAGACAGTCGAATATGTTACTTCTGAGATTGATTCTATTTTAGATGTTGTTGACTTTTTTACTGAATATTGCGACCAATACGATATTGACTTAAAAGGAGTAAGAGAAGTTCTCGTTATATCTCAACACTTAAACGGTGATAACAATGACAACTAACTTCCAGCAAGAAGTGAATAAGGGCGCTGTTAAGTGTTCGCGATTAACAGACGATGAATCAACTGATTGGTGCTTGGCTGATGCCACCAGAGAGTCTTTGCGTGAGCACATGAAGTTATTGAAAGATGCATATGCAGAGATTGAAAGATTAACCAGTTTACAGATAAACGAAATTGTTATTGGCGATAGGCGCGTACTGAGTAATGAGTCAGAAGGAACTATTTTAGGCGTTACTGAGTGGGATAACAAAATAAAGGAAGCAGGGCTAACTGGTAGATGGTGTCAAATTATTATAAGGCCAGTAAATACAAAATAGGGGTATGTGAAGATGGTAGATATAAAAGAAGTGCTTAATAAATGTGAAGATACTTGCGTGGTCAGTAGGGGAGCAGGATGAGCAAGAAGCCTATATGCAAGGTATGCAAAAAAGAGTTTGAGAAGTTTAAATCAACTCAGAAAGTATGCAGCCATACTTGCGCCATAGAGCTAGTTAAGCAAAAAAATGAACGAGAACTAGCCAAGCACAACAAGACCAAAGAAAAGCTTGATAGAGCTGATATACGTAAGCGTAAAGAGGCATTAAAGAGTAAATCTGACTGGATTAAGGAAGTCCAGGTAGTGTTTAACCAGTTTATCAGGTTAAGAGATGATAAATTACCTTGTATTAGTTGTGATGATACTCAGTTAGACAAGTTTAAAGGCGGCTCTTTTGATGCAGGTCATTATCGTAGTCGAGGAGCTTCACCTGAGTTAAGATTTAATGAGGATAATTGTTTTAAACAATGTAAGAAATGTAACCGTCAATTATCTGGCAATGTAGCCAATATGAGAATAGGGATATTAAAGCGAATAGGGCAGGCTAGGCTTGATATAGTAGAAGGGCCTCATGATGCTATTAAATATACGATAGATGAGCTAAAAGAGCTTAAGGCACGCTATAAACAGAAGATAAAGGAGTTAACAGATGTGCAATAAGGTAAGCTACAAAACCAAATCAGACGCTAAAAAAGATGCTGACTTTATCAAAAAATCATCAAGGACAAGGAGGCGGTTAGGTGGCCGTGATTCAGGAAAAGACATTAAAAGGCTAAAGCCTTATTTGTGTCCTGTATGTGGAGATTATCATCTAACAACGGCAAAGCAGCATAAATACACTAAAAGTAAATAATTATGATTAAACAAATAGTATTAGGCATGTTGTTAGCTTCCGCTATGTTTGCCACTGGAATTGAAGCTTGCGATTCTGATGATCTTACTGACTACGAAGTATTAGTAGAGATAACACTTGATGGCCCTAGCGGGTGGAAATTTAAGAGGTGAATTATGGGTAAATATGACGAACCAGAACAAGCAGTAATATTTGATATGGATGGAACATTAGCTGATTGTGAACATAGAAGGCATTTTGTTGAAGGAAAAAAGAAATACTTTGATAAGTTCTATGACGCAATGGACGAAGATACCACAAATAGCGTTATATGTGGGTTATGCAATATGTATTTTATGAACAACTGGCATGTAATTATCTGTACAGGAAGGCCTGAAAGTTATAGGAATATAACCGAAAAATGGCTTAAAGACCATGGTGTATTTTATAAAGAGTTAATGATGCGCCCTAATGATCGTAAATATGATCCTGATTTCGAGGTTAAGCAGACAATGCTTGATGAAATATTGAAAGATAGAAAAGTTCATGCAGCTATTGACGATAGAAATCAAGTTGTCAATATGTGGCGAAGGAATGGAATTACTTGTATGCAAGTTGCAGATGGTGGTTTTTAATGAATTATGAAATTGTAAAAAGCAAAAAGCTGCTTCTTGACTTTATTGATTGGCTGCCAGAGTTAGAAGATCATGAGATATTCTATCTAGCTTTGTTTGCTAGAAAGAAGTATGCTCCTGACCTTAAATACTCAAAAACAGATAAAACTCAATTAAAAAGATTTACATCTACAAAAGACAAGCTATTTCATAAAATAAAGCAGCTAGAGTGCGAATTAGGAAGTTATTATTTGAAAGGAATGGAGGCACCACAAGAATCACTAGCCTTGTACATTACAGTTAATCCAAGAAGCCAAACGAACGCTTCAAGGAATATGCTTATAAAACTAGCTCATTTAGTAGGCGAGCCTTATAACGGTCATAATTTACATCAAATTGCTTTATCTGAGATACAAAAAGCAAAGTCATATACAAGGTATGTGGATTTTGATATTGATTCTAAGGAAGAGTCTTTAGAGGATATTAAATTAAAATTAATTGATATTGTAGGCTCGGATTGTTGGAAGATATTAGAAACTAGGGGCGGTTATCATATTCTTGTAAACCCAAATAATTCTAATAATAAGTTTTGGTATAACAAGATTAAAAGTGCGTTCGTGTGTGACGTTGTTGGCGACAATATGATTCCGGTAATAGGATGTACTCAGGGTAATTTTATTCCTAAGTTTGTTTAGTAAGTATATTAAGTGTGGAGAGATAGAATGAGATTAATTACAAGAGAGAGCAATGCAAACAAAGCTGCTGAAAACTGGAAAAAACAATATAATTATGATGGCGTATGGCCAGATAAGCTTGAAATATTAGATAGACTTGAAAAATTAGGGGTTAATCCATTTCCTGATGACGTTGACTCAGTAATAGGAAATACATCATGGACAAGGACAATATGCTATGAATGCAGAGCTGAAAATATAGATGTTGTTGAGATAGGCGAAGATAAAGATTATGAAAGCTATACAACCGAAATATGCAAAGCATGCTTACTTGAGGCGTTACAATTAACTAAATAGGTGATATATAAATACATTAGGAGAATTTAAGTGCTTGAAATGTGGGAATGAATTTAAATGTACTCATGGGCCACATGTTGTATGCAATAGATGCGGTCACTTGTATGTGAAATGGGTAAATTACCAAAAGATGAAGAGAAATAATTTTAGGTGATATATGAGCGAAGACAAGCCTGAAAAACTCGATGTATGGGGAAGTCATATGTTAAATAAGTGTAATAAGCGATTGAGAAATCGTAGAAAAAGAGACGCCGGAAAGAAAAGAAGGTTAATTGATAAGGAAAGGGCTAATGAAAAATAAACTAAAATACTCTCCAACTCCAACGTGTATTGTATTTGGTCTGACTTTATTGTTTTGGGCTATTTTGGCTTATGGGTTGTTAGGATAATAGAGCGTAGAGTTTTACGTCTTAAATCCAATAAAATAACCTTATCCAAAGCTTCACCGCTTAAGCACTCTAAATCTGCCTGAGTTAATGTGTCATGCTCAGGTATTGCAGGAGGCAAAGGTAGCTCAACAACGATAGGCTTTTTAACCTGTCCGCAGCTAATCACAAAACTTGTAATTGCGATTATTATCAGGGTTCTTATTTTCATTATCAACGCCTCTAACTAGTGCCTCAGTGGCCTTATTTGAATGCTCTCTAGCGACTTTCTCATCTTCTAGCTCTTGCTCTACTGCTTTTCTCTTCTCGTTCGCTAGAGACGCTTTAAGGGCTGCTATGATAATTGCCATAATGCCGATAAGCGCACCGCCAAAAGCTAATAATTTGCCCTTCATAAAGGAAAACATTTACTTTTCTCCCACTGGGCCTTTAGTGGCGTTTCTCAGCAATACCATGACTACAGATATTCCCATAAACACTATGCCGTAATATCCGTCTAATTGGTCTTTAACCATAGGCAAAGTTTGCTCAACAACGCCTAATACAGCAATAATCGCTGCTGTGTCAAATGTACGTGACTTACTTATTAATCCATTATATTTCATAATATTTACCCTATATTTAATTGATATACATCAACTTCACCAGCTTGGCCCATATTTGAGTTAAATAAAACCTTAGTGAAGTCCTTATTAACAACCGCATGGGGTTCTGTCCAGTAACCACCGTCAACATTATTAGTATCGGCTAATTTAATATGCTCGCCTGTCTCGATGTTAACTTGAAATATTCCGTTCGTGTACCATTGAAGGCCGCCTTTATTTGCGTAGGTGCTCATAATTACATAGCCTGGCTTATTATATCCTTTGCCTGAGAAGTGCATCGCTGTACTTCCACCACCCTCATACAGTGAGAATAGTTTATTAACTGCGCCGGTTTCACAATCAATCGCTTCTACAAAACCTGATTGATAATTGGATATAACCGCTACGTCACGCCCGTTTTTATCAAGACAAATATCTGAATGTGGGCCTAAACCTGCTAAGTTAACAGATTGTGAGAAGTCTCTGCTATACGCCATCAATCCATAAGGCAATTGTGATCTGTTCTTAATGTCGTTTGGTACGTGCCATGAAGGAATAATGTATTTTCCAGAGGGAGACATGCTTACATGATCAGGCCTACCTATTCCGTTTCCATCAGTTGCAAAGTCAAAGCTACCGACAATCTTATCTAAATCCATATCCCATACAATTAAACCAAGCGGCTCAAAGTCTCTTGTTTCAACCTGAAATCCCCAAAAGCGATAATCAGCGCTAGGGCTCCCTTCTTCTTTAGTCCAGCACCTTGCAGCATTAGGCCATATATCTTCAACTGAGCTTAAATCAGCGACTACATTTACGGAATCTGTGACAACATTGTGTGTGCGGATAAGCTTTCCGCCTTTATGGCTAAGTTTGTACAGTAACTTTGGATCTGTAGGGCTCCACTGAGGCTCAGAACCGCTTAATGTTATTTTCTTTATATACTCAAACGTATTAGCGTCATATAAATGCCAGAATCCGTCTTTAGCTTTAACCAATATTAAGCTTTCATCGGCATTAAATGCCTGTCTGCGGGAATAGTCATTACGAGCAAAACCAACTGGAGGCTGATTAATATAGTCGGTAACTCTTACAGTATCACCAGCTATAACAGGTGGTTTAATAGGTGGGTCTATGACTGGTGTAACAGGCTCTATGATTGGTTCAACAACTACATCCACGACTTTAACATCTGCGTCTAATTCAAGCTTAAGATTGATATTAATATTTACAGTGTTCATATTAATCCTTGGTGTGGTGCTTTTCTACATGCTGAGTGATTCTATCGTGTGCGTGATATGCTGATTCCCTGTTTTCTTTTTCATATACGATTAATGAGTCTACTTTGATATTTATAGCTTTTTGACATGTATCAAGACTCTGATCTAGTTTATCGTATCTTGTCTCAATCTTTCTATCTAACTTGTTTAAAAGAAGCCTGCCAAGCCAGAATGATAACGTGCCAAGAGAAGCAAATAGAGCGCCGGTGACACTAATTGCTATCGTCACTAGTAGATCGTGATCTATCAGTATCTGCTCTGCTTCCACTATAAGCCCTTATGACGGCGAAAAGCAAAACTATGGAGAATGCTATTAAGATTATGCCAATGACCATTAATAGCTCCCATTGTGCCTACAATTAATTGTAGGACAGACAAAGACAGCATTATATGCTCATAATAAACCGCCTGCATATCATACAAAGACAAGCAAACACTAATGACTAAGTTTGCCATAATAGCAGCAGATATAACCGCTAATCCTCTACCTGCTAAATATATATAGCCCATCGTAAACAAGGCTTGAATTAACATCTTATACATAAAAAAAGGGGCCATTTCTGTGTATTCATAGAAATAAACCCCGCTTTCTGGATCAAGTAGAATCTCTTGATAGCCTGTCATCATAAGAAACTCAATAAATAATACCGCCCCTATCCATCTATGTTTAGTGTTAAATCCTATTATAGCGATTAAACCAGATGTTATTAATAGTGGAAGTGAGAGTATATCTATTAATTCATTCATTTAGGCTTGCCTTTGCCTTTTCTCTTTTTCGGGCCTTTATTTCCTGCCATAACTATTTCTCCTATGGATTAAATATGATTATATCACCATCACGTGAATTTGTAGATATTTCGATATGTAGCCATGTTCGTGTACGCTCTGCATTTTCCATCCTTCGTATATAAGGATACTTATCCTGATGGTTAAGAATATGGAAATAAACATACTCAGCATCATGTTCGCTAAACTTCAAATCAAAGCCAGTACCAAAGCGATGTGCTGAAAATTCAGCCCCTACCGTGCTATTAGGCGCTCTTAAACCAGAGTTTTTATAGTTACCACCTAATGACCAGTCATTAATCGTTATCGGCCCGAAATCACCCCTTAAATCCTCAAGCGTGGGCACTGTGTTAGCATTAATAAAGTCTACCGCCCTTTCACCTATAGCTGGATGCTTGTAAATGTCAGGGCTAACTAATTCCTCAAGGCTAAAATGATCTGATAGCTTCATAGATTGACCGGATGGAATGGACCATGCTTAGACATTGTGCCGCCCATATCAACTCCAAAGCTAGAATACGGCTCGCCATCAGAGCCTACAAAGTAGCCTAATCCAGTGACACCAGTACCGACACATGGACTAGCTGCCTTTAACGATAAATCATAGTTAGTTTTATCTGTGAATAACGGGTCTGCATTTAAGCTATTTGCATCCTGGTTTGAGTTTGTTAGATAATCAGCCCAATTGTATTCTGTGCCGTTCCAGCTAAACGCATTTGTAACACGAGTATTATTATAACAGCCGTAATCTATAGTAACTCCACCAAGTACAGCAGCAGCCGTTACAAATATTTCTAGCGTGTGATTTTCTGTTATGCAGTTCCTAATAGTCCATCCACCGGATGCATCAATATAAATACCGTGATTACTAACTACAGTATTTTCATAATTGTCATAAAAACTGCAATTATATATTACCCCTGTTGAAGTTCCGACCATCCCACAACCCGACTTGAAATTGCCAGAAGCAACGCAACCATACATATTAAAAGTCGCTGTATCGTGTGCCGTAAACCCGTCACCAGATGCTGAAACAGTAGCATCACCGTTTAAATTGCACGTTGTGCCATGACAATTAACAGAGCCTGTATTATTTGCGCTAACACCATCATTTAAGTTACTTGAATAGTTACCAAACCAGTCAACAACAACAGCAGCAGCAGTTTGAAATAGCCCATTTACTGCGGCGGTTGATGAAGAACAGTTATATAGAGTTGTTGAACCAACTGCTACCGCTATTCCGCTACTAGTGGCTCCAGTTGATGAGCACCTTGTTAATGTAGATGTAGTGGCAGAATCAACAATTCCCGCTCCTGTTACGGCTACATCTGTCATAGCCGCTAAAACTAACCCACTATTAAGCGTTATAGTCTCGGTGGTATTAACATTGCTAATCGTAACTGAATCACCAACACCAGAAAAAGCAGAATCCCATGTTCCTGACTTAACCTCTAAAGTACAATTAACAAGCGTTTGAATAATCCCAGTCATGCCCGATGTATTTAAAACATCAAAGGTCGCATCTGAACCACCGACTACATCATCAATATAAAGCTGTCCATCACTATCAGTGACTGTAAGCCCTGTTGATGTAATTACGGCCTCTCTAGCATAAAGCAATCTTCCTGTTGCGCCACCCCTAGCTAGCCAATTAGTGATTGAGCAATTATTAAGCGCAACAGTACAGGTTTGTAATTCAAAAGCATTGTAAGCAAGTGAGCCAGCTACGCCAACCATTGCAACATTGGTTAAAATACAATCGTTATTTAATGATCTAAAGCCTTTGCTTGTGGCTGCATTATTTGGCTGGTAAATAGTTAAATCTGTGTAAGTATGCCCTGCTCCTGTGGATATAGTCTCTACACATTCGCTTGTTACGGCATTTGTTGCGCTGCCTCTGATGACGCAATTATTAACATTAAGATCTGTGCCTGTGCCACTTACAAGAAGGCATCTTACGCCATCAATTAACTCAAGGTTTTGTATTGTTACATTGCTAGCTGTACCAACCGTCATGCAGTCTCTTAATTCTTCGCCATCTATAATAGGATCTACACCAGTACCATAAGCATCATAAGTAACACCTGCATCACCGATTAATGTAGCACCGCCAAATACTTCAGCTCGATTAAAATAAACCGTATCACCAGATGTAATCCCAGCATCAGCATTAACAGCAGTTATACTTGCGTGTGTAGCGGCTGGAACAGTTACGCCAGCAGAAACATAATAAAGAGCCATGTTATACCCCTTGAGTAATTGAGACTAACTGAGTATCAGCAGCTACAGCAGGGCCAGCAGCAACATAAGTCGCTAAAGCTGGAACACCTAATAAGGCTATTCCTGCGCCTGATATATCAACATTAGAGGGCATGTAATACCCTGTAGTAGCAGCACCTGCTACAATAGTTAGATTAGCCAACGCATTAGCTTCACTCGTGCCAAATACAACACGTATAGCCTCTGTAGCAGCCCCGTTATTAACAATATGTACTCGACCTGCGCCAAGTTTAACGCCTGTTGCCAAAGCAATAGCCTCACCTGTTGCGTCCATTGTTAAATCAGGGCTATAGCTCGATGGTTTAAACCCGTCTGCCGTATGAATTGCACCACCTGAGCTTTTGTTAGGAACGCGCTCATTAGATTCTACATCTAATGAAAATCCTAGGCCGCTTGGCCCTGGTTGATCAGTCATAATATTATCCTCTTAAATTAAATCGTAAATCATTATACATTGTCTTTTATTCTCTATTAACTTACCCGATAAGCAATATTTACAATAAAATCAGATGCTGCGTTAACATTTGCGTTAGTAGTTAAGCTTGCATAAATTCCGTTGTTTGTTGTTGATCTCATAACCTTGTCACCACTTACATAGCATTGCTTAGAATTGAAATCATCTATAACACAAACTTGAGTTTCTGTTCCTGCGCCAGTTGAGGCCCCGCCATGATCAACTGTTAGCGTAGCTATAGCTGTACCTGTCACAAAATTAGGGCTCAACATTTCAGCATATTCTAATGACATATTAGAGCCTGACCTGATCCCGCCATCTGCGCCACTTCTGATAATTAATTCAATTGTAGTGCTTGCGCCTGGATTTTCAATTATATACTGAGAGACAACAAGATCACCTTGCCTTACTTTATTTGTTTGGTCTTGTCCTTGGTCATCAATAACAACACCCGTACCTAGTGATCCTATCTCAATTTGGGATATTTCATTGCCACGAGCGCCTGGTTCTATTCTTATCCCGTCTGGATTATCTGAGGCTAGACCTTCTTGTCTTACATTAACAAACATATTCTTTACAGCTTTACCCTCAGATATTGTATAGGTTACGGTGGCACCTGGATTTTGAGACCACGGCTTATCAAGCGTCAATGTATCCACTGTATTTGAAACTATGCGTCTACTCTCTCCAGGTAACCCAGACGTAAGAGTTACAGTATCATTTGTAAAATTAAGCGCATCACCTGCTACAACAGACCATGTTTTGCTTGTATCAACTAATGTTCCTGTCGTTGTGCTGGTAGATGTTCCTGAGTCAGCAAAGCTAGCTACATCATTAAGAACCATTAATGCGTCTTTAATTGATTCACCGCCGAAGTTTGAGAATAGGTTTCCTGTTCCTGCTATTAAATCAAGTCCTCTATTTAAGCTTGCAGCACGTTTAATATTGCTAAATATATTAGCATTTGGCCCGTCTGCTAAATTACCGGATGAATCAGGGCCAAGGAATATTCCTGTTTGAGTTCTTCCAGCGTCACCAAATAAAGTAAACCCGTCAAAAGCGTTAAAATAAGGCCCGTTCCCACTTTGGCCTATTGCATAAATTAATTTTGCACTTGCCGTTGTATAAGCTATTTCAAAATCTCTAGATACGCCATAGTTGCCATATGTGAAATCCAGAGCAATGGCTCCTGTGCTTGAGATTAGTGATATATTAACTATTCCCCAGCGCTCTCGCTGGGTAGTAGTATCTATAATTACACCTGTACCTGTGCCCGTGTAATTAAGATTAACGCCCGTTGTTTCGCCTTCAAAAACAACATCAGACGCACCTATAGTCAATGTAGTAGCGTGATCATAAACAGCTTGCCCGTCTGCATTTGCAGGGAAAAATACTTTACCTCTTGAGACTCTAGCTATTACAGTGGCCTCCTCTATTGCTGCGCTGTCATCAGTAGTGCCATCAGCTTTAGCGCCAAACCATTTAACATTTACGCCATCTGTTTGTGGCCTAACCCATGCGGTTGATCCATCCCCACCTGTTGGTATAAACACTGTTCCACAATATAACGAGCTTGAATCAGAGTAGGTGGCAGGAGATGCGCCAACAGCTGCAACAAAATATCCGCCATCACTGCCTTCAACGACCAAAGACTTACCAGAGACAGGCGTTAACAATACGGCGGCTGCCTTATTTGCCACGGTGTAGCCGGTTGCAGAAGCGCTTGCATTTTGCGGATCAGCGTTTAAATTGTCAGCAAATTGTATTGCATTTGATGTATCGTTTGCATCAGCTTCAGCAGCAGTAGGAAAGCACCAAAGATCGTAATCACCATTAATAAACGGGATAAATCTTGCGCTTCCTGCTGTAATCGGGAATCCTTCTGTATCTAATTCTGCTTTTACCAATAAAGTACCAGCAGCGGCATCTGTTGCCATGCTTAACGGGGTAACGGTGCCTTGATCATAAGCTTTCAGCCACCAGTTAGCCAAGGTTAACTTATCGTATTGCGGTATGGTTAGTGCTATTGGTGCATATGCCACTATTTCTGCTCCTGTTCTGGTCTTTCTGTTGCTTCTATATCATTTATCAACTGAGTGAACGCACGTCCAGCAGCAGGGCTTTTATGACTTAATTTTCTAATTTTCTTCATTTCGGCTTTCCATGTAGGATCATACAATGCTTTTGATAATGCTCTAACTCGTTTATCAAACATAGCATCCTCACCAACAGAGGTTATTGTGCTAATAGGAGATCTGAATAAGTCTCTAAATGACTGAAATACGCCACCTCTTAACTCTCTTTTAATTTCTTCTCTTGCTGCGGTCTGTGATCCACCTGGACGTCCTAAGCTAGCCCTTTTTAATGATGTTTGCAGGTATTTAAGGTTTTTCTTTGCCTCACCATCTAATGAGTTAAACAAAGCCTTATTGCTTTTTTCGTTAGGGAATAAAGCCCTAAAAAACTGACCTGGAACATTCTCAACAGAACCTTCCTCAGCTATAGACTTAATAGAACCTAATCTTTTTTCTAACTCAATTCTTATCATCTGATCCCACGCTTCAGGGTCTATTTCTTTTATCGCTTTCTTTGCCTGAGCCGTTATTTCAGGGTTTGTTTGAGCTGGATCAAATATTTTAGCGTGTATTTGCTTTAATTGAGTATCATCTAATTCTGCAATCTTACCAATTATAGAGTCTTGCGCCTTTACGACAGGCGGAGAAGCCTCAGAAAACACGCGCCTTGCTTCTTTATATGCTGGACTGGCATCATCTATCTGATTCAATAAAATAGATTGAACATCACGAAGCTCTGCTTTTGTTGTGTTTCCTACAGATCCTTCACCAACCTTGTTTATCATTTGATCTATTTCAATTTTCGCATTATGCAGCCGCTTTAAAGACGGATTAACACCTTTTTTTGGCTCCTTAATTAGTTTCAAAACACGCTTTAGAGAACCCGATATTTCGCCAGAATCTGGCAAATCATCTAATTTTTCAATAATATTTGATCTAATTGGTGCAAGATCAACAACAGCACCCTCTTGAAATGCCTGATTATATAAAGGTGACGCCTTCTCTGATCTAATATTTTTAGCTTTGTTTATTGACGCAATAGCCGCCGTTCTAAACTTTTCAGGCCCAGTTACAATAGATTCCGGTGGTGCTATCTGACTTAAGAAAGTTTCAACGGCATCACCGGCCGCTTTATTTTGCTTTGTTAGCCCTTGAACAGCAGATTTTGTACCAGCTGGAAGATTAGCAACAAAGGCCTGTCTTTCTAACTGTGCAGGAACAACTGTCTGTTGAGCTTGAAATATTGGTATTCCTGTTTGCTCGCTAGCTTCTTGTGCTGCTCTTACATTTCCAGCTACTTGATCTATCTCTTGCCTTGCTGCGCCAACTTTAGCGGCCTGCCTTGACCCTCTAAATGCTTGAACTGCTGGCACTACTGCTTCAGCAAGTCCGCCTGTGACAGCAGCTATAGCTGTTTCTGTAGGGTCTCTTTCTTCTCTACCCAATGCAACGCCAGTCTCTTGCAGTGCTTGTTCTGTTGCTCCTGCACCTATTGAGCCAATAGCAACTTTTTGTAAAACACTCTTACCAAATGATGCTGCTCTAGCGGACGGAAGAAATGATAAAACTTGAGCCGCTGCTGTTGTTACGTCTTGCGCTGAGAAACCAGGGGCATTTAATACCGATCTACGCACACCACCTTCTGGTGTTGGAACCTCGATAATTGTTGATCCATCTGGTGTTTGCTCAAAAACTGCCTCTGGAACTTGCTCTTGTATAATATCTTGTTGTGCTTTTGGATTAAATGTAGACAACATACCAAGCGCAATCTTAAATGTCTCACCCTCTGGTGTAGTTCCAAATTCAGGCAACTCACCAAGCTCTGGGGTTTCCGCTATCCTTTCTGAACCAGTGAAAAAATCACCTATTCCTGTCGGCCTATCAGCAGACTCTAAAATACCTCCTTGACCTCTTGCTGTTTCACCGGCAGTAGGTTGCTCAGAAACAAATTTTCCAGTTTTTAAATCTATAATACCTGATGGCTTTTCCTGCTCATTTATAGCAGGCTGATTAGATGCGCCCTGAGCTATGTCAGGCTGATCTTTTTCAACTGCGCCGGTATTTAGGTTTATAACAGCCATTATCTATTCAAGCTCTTAATTGTTTCTTCAATGGTTAGTGTGTTTTGAACCGCTGTATCTTGTATATCTTGCAGAGTAAACACGCCTTTTTTAGTTCTAATAGGCTCACCAAAATTAAATCTGAATGTGTCTGGGTCACCTCCTGAGCCAACATGCTTAGTGAATTGACTCTGCTCTCTTTGATTAAACCAATTGGCACGATCAAGGGATTTAATTCTTGCTTCATTAGCTGATTGAGAATTACCTATTGTGCCTGTTATCGCCTCAGTTACACCGAACTCAAAATCAGTTGTTGGCCCTTTAAAGTTCTGCAATTGCTGTAATGACAGTTCTTTTAGTGCTGAATCTAGCCCAGCCTCATCAGTTACATCAATACCAGGCACCAATCTACTCAAACGTAACTTTGTAGAGCCTGACAGCCCTTGACTAGCTGTTTTAGCCAGCGTCAGCGCCTTTCTGGTTGTTCTTGCAGATCGTGCTGCATTCCTATTTCTTTCAGATAATTCCTGCTTAATAGTAGATGCGCGTTTTTCTGTTAACTTGGCTCTCTCTTCAAGCGCAACAGATTCAACACCTAGCTTAGCTTTTTCTGATGGCGTAAGCTGTTTTGCTCCAGGTATTACAGTTCGTGTAAATGACTCTGTCTCAGGAGAAAATACTATGGAGCTTTGCTCTCCAGTAACTGGGTCAGTTTGCGGGGCAAATGCTCTTGCAGACGCTCCTGTTTTAGCTGGTATTATTTGAGATGCTAATTCCACAGCCTGCTGAGAGCGAGTTAAAAGCTCGCCCGGGTTTGTTTGTGCCAACTGTATGGCTTCGTCTGTTTCATCAGTTGGAAGACCTTCGCGCTCTAAGTCAAGTTTTCTGCGCTGCAAACTTGATATTACATTAGTAATATTTCCAGCTTGTAAATCAGGGATTATCTGCTGTCCGGCAACACCAAGAGATTTAATAATTTGCTGCTGCCTTGCATTGAATCGGGCCTCTTGAGTTGGAACACCGGCCTCGGTGGTTTGAGCCTGAGCCTCTAAGATTCTAGCCCTTAAAGGGGCATCTTTTGCTTGCTGCGCTAGCTGACTGATCCGACTAACATTCAAAAGAGCATTGGAAAAAGTCTGACCAACATCAGTCATTCTGCCTTGTAGGGCTATTTCTGGTCTAACCGCCATGATTGATACCTAGCATTTGATAGTTAACTTTCATGTATTCGCCATTTGTAACAACAGCATCAGGATGTATTTTAAGCACTTCTTGAGCTATTACTCCGAAAGAATCACCAAATAAGCCTAGTGAATTTGCTATCTTATTCCATGTCCACGAGTAAATATTATGGCCTTTTTCTGATCCTATTTTATTTACGTTTTCTTTTAGCCTGTTATCTGACGCAAATATCGCAGCTCCACCCAAAGTCGTGCCTAATCCTGCTATATTTGCAGCGCCCTGCTGACCAGCACTAGCTGCCCCCACTTTCCCAGCAGCTATAGCGGCTGCCGCGTCTGTTTCAAGTCCACCTTGAGCCGCCGCCGTGCCTGAACCTATATTCAATAGATCGGCTATGCTTGTTTTTTGGCTTTGTATAAGAGGGCTAGCAGCCAGTAAAACATTATTACTTAGCTGTTGGAGCGTATCACCAGCGCTTAACCTGCCACTAGCTGCCGCTGATTGATTTGTTTGTGTATTAGCGTTTTGTAATGCAAGATCAAATAAAGGATTATTTTGCAAGAAATCAAATTGTTGTTGCGGGTCTGTTAAAAATCCAGCCTGCTCTATTCCGCCTAAACCTAACTCTCTAAATGGCTCGAATCTTTGGGCAGCCGCTTCAGCCGCTTCAGCCTGTAATTCAGCTCCTTGTAATGTAGCGCTCGCTACACCTGACCCCGTTAATTTTCTGACAAAACCCATTAATTCATCCTCATAATAACAACATCATGTTTTACATCGTTTTTGATGTAATCGTTTTTGATGCTTCCAGTCTCAATAAATCCAAACTCTTTAGCAAAACTAATAACGTTTGGGTAACATTCTGGAATTTCGGAATAAATAATGGCGTTTTTAGCTTCACCGAACTTTAAAGCTATTCGCGCAAACTCTCTTGCATATTCTTTTCGGTATTCAGGCAACACTTGAATGTGTAATTCAATACCTTTATTGTTAGTATGATAAATCATTATAGCTATAATGTCATTATCTACATAACCCGCTATATATTGGTATTCATTGCTTATTGGTATTTCTATATTTTCAACCGCTGGACTATTGTCATCATTGATTAGATCGTATATTTCTGGATGACATAGAACTTTTTTTATATGCTCTATATTGGTTATTTCTCTTACCATCATCAAAATAGACTATCTAGTAGTGCAATAGCATTATTAAGCTCTAATTGTGTATCAAAGTTTAGCCTATCTCTAACGCTGCCTATTCCTAATTCAATGAAATATCCTCCATTTGAGGCGTCATGGTAGCTAAAAATATTAGCTATAATACATCTTTTTTCAACTCCGTTGTTGTCAGTATAGACCAGTAATTTATCTGATGCGCCGCCTATAGCTAAAGTGGTCAAATTTCCTCCCCCCATTCTATAACAGCGTCAACAGTTGCATTGCCTGTGTATGTAATAATAACAATATCTCCATGAGTCAGATAAAAATCAATAGTATCTCGACTTGGATTGTCAACAAATGTCGATGAGTTTGCCTCTACTTTGAACTCTGTAGTCTGCACAGCATTAGCGGCCACTATAGCGGTTGCAGCAGTATCAACCTCGACAAACGAGCCATTACCTATTGCCGCGAATGCTTCGCCAGTCAATGAAGCAAGGGTGTTTGATTGCCACACCTTGACAGTAACTCGCGCTGTAGAACTTGCAGTTACTCGTGCAAACCTTAAATCTCTAGTGTTGATCTTTGTGTTAATAGTAAGCGGATTATAGATAGAAACTATAGGATAATCTGTATTATTGCCGCCCTGAGAGCCTATTGCCGAGCCATATTGCTCACGCCCTGATTTTCCGCCTTCAGAAGTTATATCCACGCAACCAGCAAGAAGTGACACATCTTGTGTAGCGCCTTTTGTGCATTTATACGATGCTGGTAAAGCAGGATTTTCAATAGTTAAAGTCGTTAGCGTGCCTAGTAATGACAGCGTATGAACAAGCTGTAAGTTTATAAAGAATTTATAATTACCGACACCGCGCCATTGATACTGAATGTCGTAAACATTGCCTTTAGTTAAATCAAAACCAATTACGCTAGAAGTGTTGATTAGCTCCTCTACATCTGCCGCACCGCCTGACCGTCTAACGGAATACAACAAACCATCTGCTTTTACCCTGAAGAAAATACCATTCTCATCATTGAATAAACCAAAGTCTACTTCTCCATCATTCCCAGCGCCTGGAATAATAACGGCAGTTGAGTATAAGTGACCTCTATTTGGCTGATAACGTGGATGCCTACGGCTATGAACCTCAACTGTGCTAACTACATTTGCATCTGAGGTATCTAATACCAAAGCACCGTTTGCACTATACATCCCATTAGCGTCTGCCGCTGTTAAGGCTGTTTCAGCAACTCCGTTAAGCTCTGCCGACCACATAGAAGGCGAGATATCGAACGTCCACAAGCCATGAAATAAACTCTGATCTAACGATGCTTTTGGTCTACCCCATGCATCAAGGGTAATATCACCTGCACCCCACACAATATCTAAGGGAGCGCCATCAGTATCAACCGTGATAGATGCACCACCATCATCGACTGTTATAGATCCTCCGCCATCATCAACCGTGATAGAGTTTCCACCATCCTCAATAACAAAGCCAGTGCCGAACTTTTGCTCAACTAAAACAGCATCTTTTAAAATATTTAATGGTAACAGTATTAAGCTCATGTTCCTATCCACACGTTTTGGCTAATAGTGGTGAATTGTATAGACATAAACTTCTGATTCATAATCACACAAGGCTCCCCAAAAACAGTATCACCACTGCCAGAAGTGACTGTCACATCAAAAGTTGCGTCCAATATTGCAACGTCTACAGTTTCCCCGACAGTATCACTAGTTATAGAAGGAAGAATTATCTCTACTGGAGCCGTGTCAGCCTCAACTATTATTAACGCACCATAAGCAGATGAATCAAGCGTTAAATCATTACCCGCTATTATAACCACCTGCTTTCCTGCTACTGCATCGCGAGAACCGCCTGACCTCTGCCATAATTGGAACAGAATAGTATTCTGCCTTTCAAAATATGACCTTACTTCAGGGTCATTAAAAAACTTATCTGGAATTTTTAATTGCGGAGGCGGATTGACTAGAACGCTCATCTGCCTGCTAGCCTTAAGTCAATGGCAGCAGAATATAGATTAAACGCGACAGGATCTGATGTGGTTAACCTAACTGTCATATCATAAAAGCTTTTCATGCTATACCATTCTGCTTTTATATTAAATTCGCCCTGCCTACCTATCCTCATCCATGTTCCCTCATCCCATGACCTCCCGCCATCGTATGAGGCTTCTATCATAATCATAGGATCATCACCTTGCCCAGAAACTAACCCTGTTCCTGTCTCAATAATGAATTCCATACGGCTCATCTGAACCCGTTGTCCTTTTTGGCCTAAGAAATCACCGTTTACAGTGCCGATCACTCTTCTTCTGCGCCAAACCTCACCAGCCTGATTATATGTATCAAAATCCAGCGCATTAAGATTTCCATTGGATCTATCGCCGATAATTACCTTTCCATATATATTAAGCACTGATCCGGCATTATATCTTCCGCTAGTGAGGCCCTCTGATAACTCAAACCAGCCATTTAATCCAAGCTCTTCAATTAAACACCAGGTCTTATTAGCGGTTGGAAATGTCAATATATAAATACTTTTATTATCAATCGTACATATTTCGCCAAAAGCATCACTTGTAAAAGAATAGCTCTGTATTGCCCCAGCTATTGCCGCCGTGCTTATTGCTTGCTCTTGTCCGCCTCTAGCTCTGTAAACCTGCAAGTCAGAGCCCAACCAATAAATAAACTCTTTCGAGTTATTAACAGACCACTTAGCGGATAACCCTATATTTATTATTTGCCCCTCTATTCTACTGAATGGCGGCGTACCAACCCCAGAGTTATACCAGTTCTCACACGTTCTATCTCCAAATCTATATAAAATCTGGTCAAAAACATAATCTCTTACTAGTTCATCTGGGCTACTCTCTGCATTTACTGCATTAAGACTTGATGCGGAAGCGCCATTACCAACATCACTAAAAACAGTAAGATTAGAAAAAGTATAAGCAAATTGATTGTTAATAAAATCAACAGACAAAGCTCCAACAATACTAGAATCTGTAACCACAGTGATTAGATTTGTTGAATTACTATATTGATATACTTTTTTATGAGTGACAATGTACATATTGACGCCATCATCTGCAAAAATGCAGCGCTCATACCCAACAATTGTGCCTCTATCTATATGAGTTCCATCTGACAAGAACTCATATAATGTCTCACCAACGACTCTATATCCGACCTCTATCATTTGGTGCATTCCGCGATCAATTCCAGCTGTTACGCTACCTAAGTTTTTCTGACCAGGGAATGACTTAATCACATACTTGTCTTTTCCAGACTCTAAAACTTCGTGGTAAAAACCACGGGTTTCCTGAGATGACAAAGGTCTTGATCTGTCTAAATATGACGGGCCCGTTATGTTAACTGGAACGGTCTGGAATTGAGACTCGGCCATTATGGTGTAGAGCCTTCTATTCGCATAACCGGCGCTGGGCCATAACGCCCCAACTTATCTTTGTTGTTAGCCCCGCGTATTGCATTTATGAAATCTTGATAGTAAGTCGCTGCTGATTGCGGCTGCTCTGTATGCTTTTTTAGCGCCCACATGGCGCCAAACAGGTAAATAGTAGGGAAGTTTGTCAGTACATCGTTTGTAGTATTTGAAGATGATAATACTGTAAAGTCTTTATAATACTGGATCTCACCTGCATAAACTTGATCTGAAACTCTATCAAATTCTATCTGGTCGGTGATAGTAAAGAACTGTGGCAACCCAACATCACTTAAGATATTCAATTGACTCGGTGTTCTATATCTTAACTCATAAGATTCGCCGTTAACTATCTGTATTCGTAGCTTACGAGCTGATTGATAGCCTGTAGGCAACGCTACAAACCTATCAGATGTGTTAGTAGCAAAAGCCGTTAAAGTCTCCTCTGATCTTAATTGAAGAGGCTCAACGGTATTGGCTAACATTTCAGACTCAGCAAGATCAATAAAAGTATCAATCTTTAAATCCAAGCCATCACGGTGAGACCAGTCTATAATTTCAGCTTTTAAACCAGTGTAATCTGCTAATGACATTATCCCACCTTATTAATTAATCTTCTTGTTCGGGTTCTTGCTCTTCTTGTTCTGTGGTCTTCTTGCGTCCGTCTACTTTTTCCATCCAAACAGCACTGAATTGATCTTTAGCGGGAATAACTACGGCCTTTCCCTTTTCGTCTTTTTCTGTTGAATGCTTTATAGGCTTAAGCGTTAGCTCTGTTCCTTCTCTACGCAAAGTACCATAGATAAAACCTTTCTGACCTTTTTTAACTTTTACTTTCATGCTTTACTCCGTTAGTTCTTCCCCCAAAATGAGGGAAGATTATTAACATTACCGATTAAGCGATTGTGAAACCATCAGCATAATCAACAGTAGCGTCTATCGCACTCATAGGAGTTAGATAAGCCGTAACTGTGATTGTTGGAGATGTTCCAGCAGTCGTATAGCGTATGCCAAGATAACGCTCATCATCACCAGCACCCGTTGGAGGGATAGGGATGGCAAAGCGATAACCGGCAACCAATAGATCAGCATCTTGAGCAGGAGCGCCAGGCGTTCCAGACTCATAAATACGGCGACCCATAGTCACATAACCAGATGTTTGAGCAGCAACGGATGAATATTCAACATCAAATGTGTAATCCTCATCACCTGTTGTCTGATCAGCAGCTACATCAACAACGAATAAAACCGCCATTGCTTCACCGTTACCAATTGACTGAGCAACGCCCAAATCAATCACGTTTGTACCTACCGCCGTAGCTGTAACAGCCTGCGCGTCCGATAGTAATAGTTGTGAATCTACATACATAGTATTCTCCTTAAGCCACTACTGCTTCGGCATTAGTGATACGGTCAACAAGTTTCACGGGAATACCCAGGAACATCATTTGTTGAATGGTTTGGCCAAACTGATTAAGAGCTGGCTCAATAGTAACAGCGCCTGAGCTACGATCTAACGCCATAATGCGAAGATGAGAAGCCACTGTTCTATTCACATAGAAGTTAGCATTAGCACCTGGGCCATTAGGCAAATGATCAATAGAGCGAGACATAAGCTTGTCTATTGCAGTAGCTGCTGTGATTGCTTGAGTAGTCGCCTTAGCAACCAAATCAGATACATCAATGTTAGGAATTCGCACAACTTCGCGCCAATCTTTAACAACTAAGCCATTTTTCCACTTCCATTCGTCCATGTATGCGCGGAAACGGTTATTGCTTGCATCGAATGCGTCACCTAAACCAAGGTCTTCATGGTCTAAACCAGCACTTGAGCCCTTGGGGAATACACCAAAAACTTTATTTTCACCCCAGTTAACTAGCCAGATTGATGTATTATCTGAGCCTGAACCGCCGGCACTGATAATATTCTGAGCATTAGCTGCTGCCAAGTCATTATAGCGAGGTGCAAGACCTACATATTCTTCTGGATTAGCCGCTGAACCATAAATCAATGTTTCTGCTTGTGCTTGAGACATAGCCTCAACAAAAGCGTCTGCTTCACTCATGCGGTAAGCGTTAACATTACCATTTAGCTCTGCTTCGTCTTTGTCAATCTCAGATCGCGCAGACAAAATTGCAGCGTTTTCTGTTACCTGAACCTTAGTTGATTTAGATTTCGGTGTGCCTTGATTAATCAGGCGGTAGTAAACAGTGGGAAGGCCAGTACGAATACTTGTCTGCTCACCTGTTGGAAGATTACCCTCTTTAAATAACATATCATCGAGGATTCGGTTTGATTGAGATAGTAATTCAACCGTTTTTGCCACTTTGCCGTCTGGGTCAATACTTTTTGCCCAATCATGCATAGTTAGCACTGTACTTGCGATAGTAGCCATGTTTTAGCTCCGTTACGTTTCCTTAAAATTTAACTGTTCTGTTTCCCATAAAATACGTCTGCGATGGGAGTTGAATCAGTCGCTTGTTTTGCTTTAGGCTTTGTCACAACTGGCACTTTTTCACGCTTTTTACTTATCTCACGGCCTTTCTCTTGAAGCTCATCATACTTAGCAGCTTTCAAAATAGTTGTCATGTGATGCTCACGTGTAATCTGACTGAACTCTTCTTGAGTAAATCCGGCTTTAACCGCGTAGCTATTCAAAGTAGTCATATCCTTTGTATAAGCTTCTGTTGGCTTGTTATCGTCATCGAACCATTGCGGGTTAGTTCTAAAGAACTTCGCTTGCTCCTCTACGATAAGTGCTGGATCATCAGCAGGAATATCACGCTCTAACTTAACTTTCTCAAGTGCATTTTTGCGTTTATCTGCTAACTCTTTAAGTTCAATGTACCTGTCGGGATCATCTTCCTTCAGCTCTACCCAGTTAATCTCTTCGTCTTCTGTAACAAGAACTTCTAACAAGTCTCGCATTTCAGAAACTTCTGATTTCGCTTTGAGTAGGTTTTCACGTTCAGTCTCACGCTCTGCATCAAAGGTTTTACGCTCATCTGACAATGCGGTTGTCTTCTTCGTGTAATCAGATTGCATCAAGTGACCATCACGCCACCTTTTAACGTCATTGAGGTCTATCTCTTCTCCATCTAATTCGATGAATAAAGACTCCTCTTCTTCGTCTTTGCTTTCTGACTCTTCGGATTCTTCTGATTCCTCAGTCTCTTCCGGTTTATCAAGTTTTTCCACTTCCTGTTCAGGCGCTTGATCTTCCTGCTTCGTAACTTCGGCTTCTTCGGTTGGCTTTTTAGGCTCCGCTTCGGTCAAGTCATTATAAAACTGGTTGGCTGGTTCCACTTGTGGATTGTCAGACATGCTTTATTCCTAAAATTGGTTATATAGGTATATTAGCCTATATATAGTTAAATGCCAAATACTTGACGTTAATTTATTGACGCGTCAACTATTTGTCTTTATTTGCATCAAGTGTTTGCTGAGCCATCTTGCCAGTTGTTAATAAAGTATTTAAGAAGTCTTCTAGCGCATTCATATTTTGCATTGTGCGCCAAGCCTCGTCTCTTTCCTCCTTATCTTCTGCTTTAGATGAGCAAAACTTATTGAATATATCTGTTTTAACTATAAGCAAAGCCTCTTGATAAGCCTTGTTATTAACTACTTGCTGACCCATAGCAGCAAATGCTACTTCTCGCTTCTCTTGTTCGTGCTGCTCGCTCATCATTAACCCACAGGTGTCGCAGTAGTGTTAAATTTTTCTTGAAGTTCCGTTATCTGGAAGGCCAAGTCTTTCATGAACTGATCTTGCTTCTGCGCTGTATCAATATTGAATTGACGCTGATCTTCTTGAAGTTTTGCAACCTGTATTTGCGCGTCTGATTGCGCTTTAGTTAAGAATGCCTGCTGTTTTATTGTTTCAGCCTCCGCAAGTGGGTTTTGCATTTGCTGTAATTGCGCCTGTAATTGCTCAACTATATTAGTGAGTATTTCATTCTGTGCTGTGACTAACTCTTCTGGTCTATTTGGATCGTTAAAGAACTCTGCTACCTCTGGCAATCCAGATGCATTCGTCATTGTTTTGAGTATATTGAACCGCTTTACTTCATCGGTCATTGGAGAATTTACAGCTTGAAGCTGTTGATGCAAAGTCCACATAGCCGTCATAGTGGCTAATATTTGCTCGTCATCCCCAGCACCTAGTCCAACCTTGCTAACAACGCTGTGCTTAAACTTCCAATCAGAAGGATTAACTTTAAGTTCTTCGCCCAATACCTCAATTTCTGTTTCAGTGTCTTGAAAGTTAGAGTCTAACCATGCTACGCCCTCAAATAGCTGCCTGAAACCAGTCTCAGCCATAACACGAGCGACCAACTCAACCTTGCCCTTAGATGCATCCTGAACGCCTGTAAATCTAGTGGCTGTCTCTTTGCCTAAGTCATCAGCGTTAAGCCCTTGTGACGCCATCAATGAGCCTGTAGTCTGCGCTCTGGCATTGTCTAAGTATTGAATTATCTGTAGAGACTTATCTCCAACATAAGGAATAGTTACGGGCAATAAGTCATTGGCTATTGGCGTGTCTGTAGTTGATCTAATCACGCCATTAGGACGCATAACTAATAGATCATCCATGTTTATGCTTTTGTTCGCGCCCATTCTAGGGTTGTTTACAGCATAGATATTATCCATTGTTCCGCGAAGTACAGCAGTCTTAATTCTAGCTGTAGGTGACGTTATCTCAGCCCTTGATTTTCCTATTGCCTTATGTGGCATAAGAATGGAACTCATCACAGCGTAGGGAACGTGATTAAATACCTCATTAATCAAGATAACGTCACCAGAACGCATAATATGACGCCTTTCTGGTATTCCATCGCCATCATAGTCTATCTCTGGGTACAGGTCTTCGACCTCGACCTCTTCGCTAGCCCATGAATCTATCTTGTCTTTATCGTCCTTCCCGCCTTCATCGGCATCTCGAATATCTTTTAACCGTGAATTTTCTTGTATATCACCTGCTAGAACTAAAGATTTAACTATATCTTTTCCAAATCCCATAGCGACAAGATCGCCGCGCTTCATCAAAGATACATCGCCGACTATATCAGCCGTTTCTTTACTTGTAGCATTCTTTGTCATACGGAAGTTTTCAAGCTCAACATTAGCTATCATCACGTTTTTAGTGGTGCGCTCAACTTTAAATACAACGGCGTTTTCTTCTGTATCGCCTTCTTCTTCTCGCACCACCTCAATGCTTTTTACGTCCTCTGCTTGCAGGTCTTCCTCGAACTTTGCTAGCTCGTCATCACTTAAACCTGTTTGCTTATGCTCTTCTACCTCTGTTCTCTCATCTATAAAATACTTAACTACAGATGCTTTATGTATTTCTGCATTCTTAAGAAAGCCATGTAGAACAGGAAAAGACCATGCTTGCTCTCTTATCTGCCAGTTTACATATTTTGTTTTACTATCAGCCTCTTCAACGTCTTCAGTATTGGATGCTTTATTAGGCTTGAACTTAAGTATCTCGCCTGGGCCTAAGAATATCCTCGCTAACGATGGCATGTCAGCCTCTACCACATCCATCACATCGTTAGATATTACCTTTGAACGCTCTGTGACCTCATCCCCATAAGGATTGCCCTCATAACGATCTAATAAATCTTCGTTTTCTCTGATAAAGGTTGAATTATTACCCGTTGCATCTAGGGTCATTTTATCCAATTCGCTTTTAAGCGTTTCTTCATTCATTGGCATTATACAATTCTCATATCTGGATAGTTAAGCGGTTCCATGACCACCTCAACAACGGGTTTAAATAGCCCCATCATAACGCTATCCGCCTCATTTGGCGAATCAATATCTAAAGCCTTCATTTCTTTTTTATTCATTATTTGAATTAATCCGTTTGGATTGTCTTTTTTAGGTATGCGACATATCTCAGACCTTAACCCTGATATGTTGTCAATTCCATCAGAATCAAAGCTAATCATTTCATCAGGGTCTACATATTCACCCTTAACAACACACCTATATGTGTTATAGCATCGAGTAGCTAATTCTGTGTAGTATTGCGCTCTGTTGTTCTTGAATGTCTCCGCATAGGTCTTAGGCTTCTGCTGCTCATCGTCCCCATACTGAGGCATATAAACCTTTTTAGCATTGTCTTGACCAATACCAGATAGCGAACCCCTGAACATATGATACTTAACGCCTGTAGCTGCAAAGGCGGTTGATACTTGGCGCTTAAGCCCTGCGCCCATTCCGTCCCCGTCCCATATGAACCAGTTAGCATTGTTTTGTATTGCTAAACCTGTAGCCCAATCACACCCTTCGTCTATCTCTCCGTTGTCCTTAGATTTGACCATCTTGATTATTGACCCATGCCTTAATGCAAAACCTTTGGCATCGTCTCCAGTGTCTGATGGATCGTGTGAAGCAATAATAGCTCCATGAGGCTTAAATACTTTCTTTAGCCTTTCTATTTTGTGTGCATCAATGCAGGCGTTAAACCAATCAACCTTAATGATAGCACCATCAACACTATCGGAATTCTCCCCCTCCCAAATATGAGCATATTCAGCAGCAGGCTTTGTTTCTTCATGCTTAATTCTTAGGTCGTTTAGGTTTTTAGGAAAAAACGGATTGTCATAATAATTAATCTTAATGATGGTGTACATGTCATCAAAATACTCACTATGAGTCTGTAGCTCTGTTTTGAATGGCTCTATAAATTCTTGGCTAATAGGGTCAGCACTTGAACCAGGGTTAAACGTAAACCAAAGCTCTGCGCCTTCTTCTCTCAACGTGGGGATTAATAAATCTATTGATTTCTTTGAAAGAGTAGATGCTTCTTCTACCCAGAACACCTTGAACCCGTGCATAGACTTAACTGATTCTGGATTTCTTGCCAGGCCTTTGTATTTTATGCATCCACCTGACTCATGGTATATAGCGTTATTCTGAACAGTGAACCCTTGTAGGTCTAGCCTTTCTATCTCTGATACAAACAATGAATGAACAGAATCATCTATAGAGTTCATCAACTCGCGCATTGCGCCAACCTTTAACCCTTCTGTCTGCACCCTCATTAATAATAAAGCGGCAACAGACATAGACTTACCGCCACCCCTTCCACCATATATAACCTTAAACTTCTTAGGTTTGAGTAATGGAATCAGCTTTTTAGGTAATTGTAGTTTAGGCAAGTTTACAAATCTTCTGGATTAACGACTTCTATTACCCACTTATGCTCTTGTGGCTTTCCGTCTGGGCCGCTTACTTCCTTCTTATCTACTGATAGGCCGTGTATCTTAGCCTTACCCATTGTGGCTCCTGTCATGGCTGCTGGCTGACCTGTATCCTTTGCTAGCTCTCTTGCCTCTTCAAGCTCTTTAGTCAGAGAATCGACAGTTACATTATGGCGCTCTCTGTGTTCTTCCTGCAATTCAAGCACTCTTAGGGATATATTAGGGGATTTGAATATACGGCAAGCTTCTACGTTTATCGAAGGCTCGCCCATGTTTGCTACACTATAAGCGGCTCTATAAGCCTCTGATTTATTGCCGCCATTCTCAATATAAGCTTGACAAAATGATTCTTGTTTTTCTGTTAACTTAGGCATTTATTAGCAATTCCTTAAGGTTATTCGCTAAGTTTATTAGATGTTTATTTTAGCACGTATTAGATTATTAATCATAATTAGCGTCCATGATTCTCATGATAGCTCATTTCATTCTCTGCTTTTTTCCTTGCTTTTGCTGCGCCATCAAGCGTATTAAAATAACCAATAAAACTTGATTTCCCTCTATAATCCTTAATTTGCGCTACCCACTTCCCCTTTGACTCAACCCATCCAACACCAATAACACCTGACTTATTGTCTGATGGGCGCTTCATATTCCTCATATTGTCAGAATGCGTTACATCTCTTAAATTTGAAAGCCTGTTATCAAGCCCGTCTCCATTTATATGGTCTATTTCATTTTCAGGGTATTCTCCATAATTCATCATCCAGATAATTCTATGAGCCCTATTAATCTTATTGCAAAGATTAATAAATACATAACCTCTTTCCGAATGGTTTCCAGCAATTTTCCCGCAATACCGTTTATTAAAGTGACTCATAAAACCAATGCCTTTAAAATGACTCAACGGCCTATCCTTCCATATCAGGCTGCCAGTTTCTTCAATATACTCGAAGCATTCATGAAGATAATCAAAATCAATGACATTTTTCTTATCCTTGTATATTTTTCTTTTACAAGTCTTATCACTAACTTGTCCTCTTCTTATATTGCTTGCTTGCGAAATACATTCATATCCTGTATTTAAAAAATACAAGCCAACTTTCTCACATGATTTGTAGAAAGTTATAATAAAATCTCCACAGTGATTTGACTTATATAGTGACCCAACACTGATAGCTGGTACGGCTAATCTAATGGATTCATCAGTCATGCTTGTTTCTAATATCGTGAATTAATGGTTTATACCAATAAGATCCAGCATGACTCCCATAATAATCAACGTCGACCCTCATTGGTGGCGGTGTCCAGAATGCACTTGTAACCATCCTCAATACCTCGATATGATCTTTATAATTATACTCTGGTATCTTTGGTATATCTTTAATGCGTCTATAAACAAATGGCCTGTATCCATCTGTATTTACTCGTTTTATATATCCCTTATCTTCTAGCTTAGTTAATAAACCGCTTAGCCTGGTAGTTTTAATCCCTAGCTCTTTGCATACATATCCACGGGTGAATTGAAATCTTCGCTTTAATGTACCTATAAATTGCTCTCCTTGTTGTTCTGTTGTTAGATCGCTCATGGTTCACCACCTATACGCTGCTTGATTTTGTTAATTTCTTCGTAAGCTATTTCTACATGGATATATGTATCATCTAATTTGTCACTTCCATCTAGGCTGTTTTCTACCTCATCCAATAAAGCCAGCATATCCGCTTTGTGCTTATCTTCTATAACGGCAAGCCCTGTAAGGCAGTATTCAGCCATATCATGATGATGATCTTCATCTGTGTTTAATATTCCAACAATTGTATTTTTAATAGACTCGATTAAGCATTCTTGCTCTAAACATCTGTTAATTTCTTGCTGTATTTCATCACTCATAACTCACCTCTAATTTATTCTTATCTATCCATCGCTCTAGGTATTTATACTTATATACCTTGCTTCTATACACAATAGTGCGTCTGTATGGGTCTACCATTAGCTTTTTCTTATTCGTTAACTTAACTATTGCATACATCTTGCTTCCACATAGCTTGTAGTCGTAGGGTATCTCATGATCCTTTAATCGCTTAAGCTCTGTTTTGATTAAGTCCTGAGTGCTTTTAAACTCATCTGTTGCCATTAGTTTTTCGCTAAATATCATTTATCTATCTCCGCATTGAGAATCCTTTCATATATTCTGCCGTCGCTCGTTATAAATGGATGTGCAGCCTTAGCACAAGCCTGTCTCTGCTTCTTTAGCAGGTCATTAACCTCTGCTTGAGTGTAAGTTTTAACCAATTCCGCTTGCTTAAAAAAGCTTTCCATGCTTCTCTTCATGTCTTCATCTGTTAATAAGCTCATTTCTTCATATTCCTTAGCTCTTTTAATATCTCTTCACTCGCTTTAAATGAAAAAGAACAGTTAACCCATCGAAAGCCGTCACTGTTCATGCGTTTATTTTAATATCTTCTGGAATCCATGCGCATGAATCCCATTCGACAATATTATCTCCATCATTCAATGGGTCTAGCTGCCTTGGATGGCTTTCTTTTTTTCCAGAAATATCATATAAAACGACAATATCTCCATCACATGGATTTACTCCTTCAACCGTTCCTAGCTCTCCTTTCATGTGCATTAATCTTTCTGGCCTTGCTAAAACAACTCTTTGACCTATAAAAAACTTCATGTCGTCACCCCCTAACAGTCTTTATTGATGAATGCCTGCCCTGTTGTCATATGTCACCTATTGTCCGCCAACGTGATCAGTGGCTTCATCACATGGGTTTCTTGGGGCTTTTCCAACCCATTCAGCACCATCATAAACAACAGGGAAATAAACATATTTTTCACTCCAAGCTGTGAATGACTTTCCTTCTGATCCTCCGTACCCATCATAGAACTCAACAATCAACTCATCATCAGTCAATGTGCAGCTTATTATTTTATCTTCTCCAGCCTCGCTTTCAATTAACTCTTTCCAGTTACTCATCTTCTTTACCCTCATATAAGCTCTCTCTGTCACTGTCCTTGATTAAATTCATAGTGTCTTCAAGGTTCATCGCTGCCAGGTTCTCTCGATCTGTTTCTTCTTCAAAGCCTTGATCTATCTCTTCTTGTGTCATAAATCACCTAATCTTCTAGCTCACACTCTTTTTTGCCAATCATGATTGTTACATCAGGAACAACGCCAAACTGCCCTATCTCAGATATTCTATACATGCTTTTTTTAAACCATACCTCTACATCTGGATCGCAATCTTCAGAATTTTCAACGCACTTATCAATTATTTCTTTTAGCTTCTTTAGTTTCACAATAATCACCTCAAAAAGCCCCTCGTTTGAGGGGAATACTCACTATGACTCGGTTAAATGCTTAAACATAATGCCTGATATGCGTCTAAGCCCTTGTGCTGGTAAAAATAGACTCTATTCACCTCCTTGACGTTTACCTTTTCTTTGTAAATGAACCGTTGCATACAACTCCTAACGCTTTTAAGGTTTGCATCTAGCTCTTTCTCAAGCTCAAAGCAATCTATCCACTTTTTAGAGTTATCACTGAGATAATCTAATATTGCTTGGTTTAATTCTCCTTTTTTAAACTTCCTCACTGTCAGTATCCTCAATTCCGTTATACAGGTTTCTAGCTTGAACATAATCATGGCTACTGAAAAACGCCCTTTCTGCTGTTGTGAATGGGCCACCTTTTGAGGGAGCTTTCCATAAGTATTTCTTAATATCATCTTCTAGCTCGCCCCATGTTTCAGCAACTATCTGATAACTACTATTAAGTATAGCTTCTTTTATAACCGCTACAGACTCGTAGTTGTCTAGTAAGGCTTGCATTGTGTTAGCCGCACTATCATGTAGCATCTTCCTTATTTGCTGCTCCTGAGCGCCTATAAGCTCGTCTGCGCTAGCTATCTCAGTACCTGCAAAGCCTAGAAATGCTAGGGCCCTGCCTACTGCTGATGTTTCACAGTTTTCTAATGCAGAGGTCTGGTTTATGTGTCCGTCATTCCTGTTTTCTTCGGCTGTTCCCGTAGCAACCACCTTTCCATCAGCATCAATAATCTTAGCTCTGACTACAACATATTCAGTATTACTGATTATCTTTGTCTTAATAGCAAAGCCTAAAAAAGCATTATCCTTTCTGAACTTATCTATTCGTTCTGCTACCGTTATATATTCTTTTCCGTGTATTGGTACTGGCATAACCTACCCCTCAAAATCTTGTTTTCTGGCTAATTCCTGAATCTTCTCAATGTATTGATCGTTAAATATATCCAGTTCAATGTCGTTTAACGGAATCCCGCTTTTATATTCAACATAAGCACAATAAGAATTTACACAGTCAGGATAGTATCGCTTACTTATGCCTTCTATCTTTATGGTCTTTAGGTTTATGTCTTTAATGTTCATCTTGTTTTTTCCAGCATTTCATCAGCTAATTTACTAACTGCATCAGAGGTAAAATCCATTAATTTAATTAAACTCTCACAATCCCCCTGCTTTAGGTCAATAATACGCATACAAACCTGCTTGAGAGTGCCGTGAAACGATAAATCTGTGTGTTCCTTGTCATTGCCTTGCTTATCCTTTCCTAATCGTGTCTCGTGCAATATCCAGTTATACTTATCTCGCTCAAATGAAAATCTGTCATCAACTTTAATCACCTTAATTCTCCATAGTTTGCTTAATAGTTACTATTTCCATTAGCCATAGTAAATCCATTGATTTAGTGCCATCGTTCCACATAATAGCCGAATGAAGATAAATCATATTCGTGTCGTAACTTCTAGGCCAATACTTTTGAAGCGACTCTACAGCCTCTGGAACCTCTTTTTCTAGCTCGCACATATCGTTATTAATCAAGCATGGCTTAATATCTTGGCAGTTGTAATATTTAGTCATCTTCATCTCCCTTATAGCTGTCTCGTTCATCTGCTAGACGGTCTTGCTCTTTTTGAAATTTCCACCGGAATCCACCGGCATTTAATCTTTTCCCTAAACAGCAAGCTGAGATATTTTTATAATCTATCCCAGTAGCCCTTCCTGCTTGAGCTATAGAGTAAAATGTACTTACCACACATTCATGATCATTTATCTGCTCAACTGATTTTGATATTTTATTATTTAATCCGTTTTTCCTATCAAGATCACCTTTTGCTTTATTCTCTCCCCATGTCATTAACTGAATATTATCAAGCGTATATGGCTTATAATCGTCAATCCTGTCGCAAGAAGGAACCAGCCACTTATTATAATTTGACTCAACCCATGCAATAAATAATGAATCGAAATTTTCTCTACTAAACCCCCACTCTCTTAAGTTCTCTAATGAATAGCTTGGCAGGTCGATTCCTTTTGCTCTCGACCTTCTAACCTGTCCATCATATATCCTTGTAAACAATCCATCTCTAGTTCTAAAAAATCTTTTATTTATTAGGTTTACACACTTTTTACACACGGCCTTAAATCCTGATATAACAGATTTATCTGGACCATAACAAGATAAGTCCATACTCTTGTTGCATGAATTGCATATTCTTGTGTCATTCTTCATTATATAAACCATCATCATTATACGAGTCCAACTCCTGAGCCTCTAAGTCGGTTCTCACCTCATAGCATTCCTCAGTCTCTTCTTCGTCTGGCTCTTCGTAGTATTTGTCGTTGTTACACATGGAAGTTGATCCTTAATCGTTATTTCTTTGAATGTACACAACATTAGAATCATTCACAGTCTTATATGGCTTCTCATAATATAAATACTTTCCTGACTCGCAGGTTAGCCATAGAACTTGATCTGGCTGCGTTATAACATCTATGCATTTAGTTATTTTATATCTGAAATACCAACACTTCCCGTCATCACTTCTATGCACCCTTGCAATACCATCATCAGCTGAATTAGACCATGCCACGTAATCCCACCCGAATAAGAACCTATATAGTTTATACATCTTACAGCTCCCACTTATTCAAATTATTTAGATCAGACTTGCAACTATCTGAGCAGGTAGGCTGGAAATTAATGCGCCTGGATTCCGCATAAGTTGTCTCTATTGGCTTATCACACATGAAACATTCACATTGATGCATCTTGTTCATGTCTCCGTGTGTTTCTACTTTGTTTGACCAGATAGCAAAGCGGCTTGTGTTTTGTTGTTCTTGCATTCTCATTGTATCCCCCTCGTTTATGCTTAACGTGTAACCATCTTATGATTAATTAATTCTCGTGTCAACACTTTCTGAGTATTATTTATATATTTATATTATGTTGACTTGAAATGACGTATAGCGTTAAAATAGAGCTATGACTAAATTACAAGAATACTGGAGAGACCTACCCAGTCATAAAAAGCAGGCACTAGCGGATCAAGTTGGTATGAAGAAAGGCAGCTTATCTAATGTATTTAACGGCACAGTTAACCCTAGTCTTGATTTGATTAAGCGATTAATTAAAGAGACTAATAAGAAGGTTAAGTTTGCATGGTTTTTGGAGGATAAATAATGAATAGCTTTTACAGAGGTCAGGCAGCAATGGCTTTATTCTTTGCTTTTTTTCAAGATATTCTAGGCAAAGATGATTACATTGAGCTTATTCATAACCATTGGATTAATACACCAGCATGGATATGGATTATACCCTTGCTAGTTGTTTTCTATTTTGAATTTAGGACTAAATAAAAAACCGCCCATTAACTTAATAATGAAGCGGCAACCAAAGCCCTGTCAGAAAGCTTACTGGCTTGATAGGGATTATAGAGGATTTAAAAATGAAAAGATATGACACAACAGGAGTAGGCGGATTAGATGAGAGTGCAAATGGCGACTGGGTTTGGTATGAAGATCATTTAAAGGATAAAGAAATTACACTATTAAGATTCGACAGTTACTTAATGGAATGCGTGGGAATGAACGACGAACAAAGACAGCAAGCAATTGAAATTATATCAGCTACTTTAGAGGGTAAAGATAATGAGTGAAGAAATTGATTGCGATAAGCAACTTGCAGCAGAAATGAACGCAATAGCAAGCATGATTGACTATGCAGACAAGCAAGGACTTCTAACTGAGGTTATTTATACGCTTGCAAATTCATTATTATACACAGATATACACGCAATAAAGCCAGAGACAATACCTCAACAAGCTGCTTGCGCGTTGCTTGAATGGGATTGCTGATATTTAAATAACACCTACTAAAGATAAAAGAGGGTTTAGCAATGATAAAGGAACATAGATCGAAAATTCAATACTCATCTAGCAGATTAAGAAGGGCTAGATTGCTTTATTTTAACATAATTACGCCTAAAATACCGGAAGGAATAGAAGGTGTAAGGCTAGTTAATGAAATATCAGTGAAGCTACAAGAGCGCGGCTTATACTCAATGAAGACTAACAATACAGACATATGCTTTAGTATCTATAGACACATGTATAAACGCACATCAAATAAATATGATAGCTGGTATTCGTGGCTTGCTGAACATGGCTATGGGCATCATCCGTGGTTTAGAAAAGCAGCTTAATTTTAACACAATAGAGAGAAAGCCAAACAATGATAAATTATAAAGTTCCTAGAGACATTAGAGTTAATACGATACATAAATCTAATAACTGGGGCGATTTCATAATCACGTGTTATGTAAATGCTCTCAAAGTTGGTATTTATTTTATAGGATCAAAGAATGAATATTTTGTTGCATCTGCTCACATTAGAACTGGCAAAGTTTCTGATTCAGAAATAGCTAATAAGCATAAATCTACAAAATTGACACAGGATAGGATAATAAATTTACTTGATTACGATCAATTTACTGGTGAATTTACATGGAAAATACAAAGAAGGCATTTAAAAATAGGCGATAAAGCCGGGCATTTGCGATCAGATGGCTATATTTATATTAAAGTTGATGGAAAAACATACCTTGCTCATAGATTGGCTTGGCTTTATATGGCAGGAGAATGGCCTTCCGATGAAATTGATCACATAAACCATAGAAAGAATGATAACCGGATTACAAACATTAGAGTCGTTACTCATGTTGAAAATAGCAAGAATAAGTCATTATCTATAAATAACACTAGTGGATGCATTGGAGTTTGCTTCGACAAAGCAAGAAATAAATGGCGTTCAAACATTCGTGCAAATGGTAAGGCAATGCCTCTTGGAGATTTCACTGATAAAAATGACGCTGTTATAGCTAGAAAAATGGCTGAAATAAAATACGGATTTCATGAAAATCATGGCTCTAACTCAACCACCCTATAGGAGGGAGAAAAAGAAGTTTAGCAAATAAAAACGCCTTGAACATTTACGGACAAGGCGTATAAATTACAACTTTATTTGCTATCAATATACAGGCTTTGCTTAAGTAGATAACCTTCAAGTGCCCATATTTTATTCTTTGCATGGTCTCTTGCTATTTTTCTACCTAGCTCTGCATTGAAGTTTTCAGGACTGGCGCAAGCAGATTCACCAACGACAGTAAACCCGTTTTGCAATGTTAAAACGCATACTGTTAGCTGGCTTCCTTCGAATAGATGGAATTGCTCTGAGCTGATAACCTCTTCAAGCCTGGCTGGTGTTACACGAGGTGCTGTTAAGCCTTTTTTGATTATTTCTTCTTCTACGCTATCTAATTTAGATGACATGATTTTCTCCGATTGTTTATTTAGATTAATGCTTAGGATTAGACTTAATTATACACCAAACGCAAAAAAACCTCAATTAAGAGGCTTAATTACACTTGCCAGAGAGGGGTGGCAGGTATTATACTAGTCAACGCGAACTGACAAAGTACGGTGGAATATATTATATCTTAGTATATTAAACACCGTCAATACAAATCTGTATTAACAAAGGCGGTAATATGAACAGAGAAAAATTCAATAAATTATTAGTTAAATCTTATCTAATACTAAAAGATACTGTGAGCCCTATTAAAGACTGTGATTGCCATAATAAAGACAATCCACTGGTATGCGCTCACTACTCAACTAATTATCGCTGTAAGTTCAATTTAGGCCAGTTCACGGTAGGAAAAACGATATATATTAACTGCGTTAAAAGGCTTCCAAGTGAATAATAAAAACTCGTTTATCCTGTATTTAGACCAGCAAGATTTATTTAATAGATTGCCTGATGAAGTAGCTGGAAAGCTTATTAAGCACATATTCAGTTATGTTAATTGCGAGAATCCAGAATCAAATGACATGCTGATAGACATTGCATTTTCATCTATAAAACAATCACTTAAGCGAGACCTTAAGAAGTGGGAATCACAAAGAAAGCAACGTAGTGAAGCTGGTAAAAAGAGCGCCTTATCAAGAGCCAACGAAAAGCAACGAGCGTTAACGAGCGTTGATTCTCGTTCAACGAAATCAACTGTAAGTGTTAGTGGTAGTGTTAATGTCAGTGTAAGTGAGAAGAATAAAAAGAATACCTGCAAAACATCTATTCCTGATGGATTTGATATTTCAGATAGAGTTAAGCAATGGGCTATAAAAAATAATCATTCTAATCTTAATGCTCATCTTGAATCTTTTAAATTAAGCTGTGAATCTAAAAACTATAAATACGTTAATTGGGATTCAGCATTTATGAAAGCCATTAGGGATAATTGGGCAGGTATAAATAACAAAGAAAATAATCAGCAATGGGAGCTTGGCACACGATGAAAGCTAATTATGAGCAAACTGTAATAGGCACGATATTAAAAAATCCTAGTGAATTAGAAAGTATTGATTTACTAGCTGATGACTTTGAAATCGAATCTCTTAAATTAATATATCAGCAAATTCTTGATATGTACGTCGATAACAAGGTTATTGATATATTCACCGTTTCAACTGAATTAGAAAAAACATCACCTGGAAATCCTTGGCTAGCTTTAGTTGGTCAAGCTCAAGTTGATGCAATGAGCGCAAGAAGTCTAATATCTCATGCGAACCACGTTAAGCGAGAGAGCAAAAACCGTAAAGCTAAACTGATATGCAGCGAATTATTAGATCGAATTGATAGCAATGATGAATTACTTGATGAAGCCGTAAAAGAGCTTATGGAGCTAAATCAAGTTAATTCAAAGCATGAGCACACCATCAAAGAGACTCTAAGCCATGCTGTAACGATCATAGAGGCCTCTTGTGAGAACGAAGGCATAACAGGCATACCAACAGGCATCAAACAACTAGATGATGTCTTAGGCGGCTTCCATGAGTCTGATTTGTATGTAGTAGGGGCGCGTCCTGCAATGGGTAAAACAGCTTTCTTATTGAATTTGGCAAATGCACACAATGAATCGTCAGGATTAATCAGTGCTGAACAACCAGCAGAGCAGATAGGATTAAGGCTTATTGCGATAAATGGGAAAATAAACGCTCAAAATATGCGCAACGGAACTATGGATGATTTCGAGTTTGCAAAATTAACTAGCTCAATGAGCAGATTACAAGATAAGAATATCTGGATAAATGATAAATCAGGGATAAATATTATTGAAATAATCAGACAAGCAAGAAAATGGAAACACCAACACGATATTAAGATTATTTATATTGATTATATTCAGCGCATTAAATGGACTGACCAGAGAATCGCTAAATGGGAGCAGGTCGGAAACGTGGTAGGCGCACTTAAAGAGCTTGCAAGGGACTTAAATATACCAATAGTGGCATTGGCTCAAGTCAACAGAGATGTCGAGAAACTAGCGGATAAACGGCCCAGTATGGGGCATCTAGCGAACAGTTCAGAGATAGAGAAAGAAGCTGATGTGATCATGACGCTATATCGTGATGAAGTTTATAACCCAGATACTGATGACAAGGGAATAATGGAGGTTAACGTATGCAAAAACAGACACGGCCAAATAGGTAATGTCAGAACATTATGGTTACAACAGTTCATGAAGATAGAAGATTACGATAATAGGGCCTACGCACCACAACATTAACGGCATATGCCAGAACAGTTTAAATAGAGGTGAGATATGAATAATGAAATATTATGGGAGCGCATGTTTAAGTGTATTTCATGCGGGAATATTCACAGGGTTAAATCTATAAGACGACAATTAGATAAAGAACAACAAGTAAGAGAAAGAAAATGCGCTGAGTCAATTATTAAAGCTAGAGAGGATAAATAACATGCAATCACAATCAATGATGATAGATGGAATGGGGGAATTATGAAGGGTTTAAATCTATATGGAGGACTTGGTGGGAATAGGAAACTATGGGAAGGGATTGAGGTTACAACAGTTGAAAATGAACAAAAAATAGCAGATGTATATAAACGACTACATCCTAATGACCAGGTAATAGTCGATGATGCTCATCAGTATTTACTAGATCATTATACTGAGTTCGATTTTATATGGAGCTCTCCACCATGCCAGACGCATAGTAAGATGAATAAGGCAACAAGGCATAAACTTAATCGTTATCCAGATATGACGCTGTATCAAGAGATATTATTTTTACAGCATTTTTTCAAAGGGAAGTGGGTTGTTGAAAACGTAGCCCCATATTACGAGCCGTTAATAGAAGCAAAGAAAGTTGGAAGGCACTTATTCTGGACAAACTTTGACTTTGAAGCCAATGATGTTGATAGACCACCTGGCTTTATAAATATGGCTAATTTAGCTGGTAAAAAATCCTTAATGGATTGGCTTGATATTCACTACGAAGAAAATATTTATTATGGTAGAAATCATTGTCCGGCTCAGATATTGAGAAATTGCGTACACCCTAAACTGGGGTTGCAGATATTTAATGAGGCAAATAATAACTCTACTGATGATAACCAGTTAGATATGTTTGATAATGGATAAACCAATTTACACGATAGAGCCAGTTAAAGGCGGTTACCAGGTAGTTCGCGAAGATGGCTCGATCGTAAACGAGGCAACATTCGATAAGCTTTGGAAAGCAGAAATTAAATTAAAAACGCTTATTGCTTTTGGATATTGTAGATAACACTTGACTAATTGCGTATATCGCATTAAGATAAGCACATGAATAACAAACAAACAGCAGGCAAGTCCTGCAAGAAAGCGGGTCTTAGTGGAAT